GCATAACTTAATGGAAATTGCTCATACACTAAGCAAGATTACAGAAGCTGCTGAAAAATTTACTCTAAGCGAAGTTGATGATTGGTTTGATAAAAAGACCATCAATGAAAACATGAAGCAATTGCGTCGTGTTAGTGAAGAATTCAACAAGCTTGCTAAAGAAGCCCACACTATCCAACAACGTATGGAAGCATTATACGAAGATGGTGGACATGTATTAAGTCGTTATTTTGAAATCAAAGACCTTAAAGAAGGTGCAATGGCAGTTTCAAAAATAAACAAGAAATAATTAAAAAAGTAAAATATTTTGTATTTTTTGTAAATACATATATATTTATTATTACAAAATGCGTTGTTCTTCAATGCGAGGCAGTATTAATGTATCTTGAAACTCTAATAGTTTCATAACCCAAAAGGATTAAAACTATTATGTCAGATTTATTAAAACAAGCAATCGCCGACGCTAAAGCCGTTCGCGCCACTGCTTTATCAAATGCTAAAGCTGCTCTAGAAGAGCACTTCGCTCCAAAACTACAAAGTATGCTTTCTGAAAAGCTACGTGCTGAAGTTGAAGGTGCTGAAACAGAAGAAGCTCCACTACCAGTTGACGCTGGAATGGAAGCCGGTGCTGGTGAAGAAGTTCACGCAGATGCCGCACAAGACGCCGCTATGATGGCCCCAGCTCCAGATGCAAATGCACCTGTTGGCGAGCCAGCTATGGCCGAAGAACCAGCCGTTCCAGTTGGCGAAGGTATGGGAATGGAAGAAGAAACAGAAGAAGAAATGGATGAAGTTCTTGGCCAAGGCCACGTTGATCCAGTTCAGCAAACCGCTATCTACACAGAAGGCGAAAAAGCTTCTTCTGACTATAAGAAGACCACAGCAGGTCACAAAACAGAAGACCCAGGCAAGAAGATGGTTGTTGACGCAACCAAACTAGCTACCAAGGGTTCTCTACCAGCAGGAAAGAAAGATGCGAAAGCTTCTTCTGACTATACAAAGACAACAGCTGGTCACAACACAGAAGACCCACAAGGTGCTTCCAATGAATTCTCCAAGGGACAAAAGAAGAACGACACCGGTACCGCCGCTTTGAAAGAAGACGACAACCAAGAAGTCGATGAATCTTCTCTTGACGAAATCCTAAAGGAACTAGAAGACGGACTAAATGAAGTTGGTATGGAAGAAATGGCAGCTCCTCAAGAAGAAGCCGCTCCAGCCGCTCATGAAGATGAAGAACTTGACCTAAACGAACTTCTATCTGAAACTTCTGAAGAAGAAACAGAAGAAGAAATCGAAGAAGGTAAACTTCCTCCTGGCCTAGCTGCTTACCAAGCCAAGAAAGCTGGTAAATCAGAAAAGTCAGAAAAAGAAGAAGATGAAGATGAAGATGAAGAAACCGTCAAAGAAAACATTTCGTTGAAAAAGGAACTAGCAGAATACCGTAGCGCAGTCGTTTATCTACGGGACCGTATCAATGAAGTTAACCTGCTCAATGCCAAGCTGCTTTACACGAACAAATTGTTCAAGCAAGCCAGCCTAAACAATGAGCAAAAACTGAAAGTTATCGAATCATTTGACCTCACGAAATCGGTTCGTGAAGCCAAACTCGTATACGCAACCCTAGCCGAATCATTCAATTTCGGTGGCAAAAAGACAGTTGAAGCAGCTCCTAAGAAAGTTGTATCTCAAACAGTCAAAACCATCACCGAAGGATTAGCTTCGAAAACAGTAGCATCAACAAAACCGACAAAGGCCGCAGTTTTGACAGAAGGAGCCATCATGGCAAACCGCTTCCAAAAACTTGCCGGTATTCGTAAGTAAACCAAATCAACAACAAATATAGGAAATAAAAATTATGTCAGATATCAAATCACTACTAAACGAGACAGCTAACCCAATGGTTCAGCTAATGTCTCAAACACGTGGTCTAGTCTCCAAGTGGGAAAAGACCGGTCTTCTAGAAGGCGTCAAGGGCGATATGGATAAATCCCATATGTCCATCCTTTTGGAAAATCAAGCAAAACAACTAATTGACGAAGCTACCCGCACAGGTACCTCCGCTAATTCTGAACAATGGGCTGGCGTTGCTCTCCCACTAGTTCGCCGTGTGTTTGCTGAAATCGCAGCTAAGGAATTCGTTTCGGTTCAACCAATGAATCTTCCTTCCGGTCTAGTATTCTATCTAGACTTCAAATACGGTTCAAACCAAGCCGGTAAACCAGCTTTCAACGGTCAATCGTTGTTCGGTGGCACAGGCACAAAACTAGGTTCAACTGACAGCGCCACCAACGGTCTATACGGCCAAGGTCGTTTCGGTTACACCATGAATGACCAAACAACAAGTCTAACCGGAACATCCACAACAGGTTCTTGGCTAGATGCAAAGTTCGTTCCAGAACTTTCTGCCTCTGTTTCTGATGGTAAGATCATGCGCATCACCGCTGACTTGACCGGTACAGGCTACGATGCTACAGGCATCCGCGCTTTCACCGTTTCTGGTTCCGGAATCGTTGATTTCTACCCAGCATTCACAACTGTTGACACAGCCACCGACGTTGTAACATTCGTCGTTTCTGGTTCTGCTATCAGTGCTACCCCAACGGTCCTAGTTGCTTACCACAAGCAACCAGAAGCTACTTCACGTGGCGACTTCGAAGACCAAGGTGCCGGATTGCCAAACGCCACAGGCGTAGCAAACGACATCGGTATTCCAGAAGTTAACCTAGAGCTAAAGAGCGAAGCCATCGTTGCTAAAACTCGTAAGCTAAAGGCCGTCTGGACACCAGAATTGGCTCAAGACTTGAACGCCTACCACTCGATTGACGCCGAAGCCGAGCTAACAGCTCTTCTATCGGAATACGTCTCGATGGAAATCGATCTAGAAATTCTTGACATGTTAGTAACAGCTGCTCCAGCTGCTACAACAGAATACTGGTCAGCTCGCGTCGGCAGTGAATATAATGCTGCTCTTGGCAAGTTCCAAGACACAGCTGCAAATCGCACAGCTTATGTAAAGAGCACATGGTTCCAAACTCTTGGTAACAAGATCCAAAAAGTTTCGAACAAGATTCATCAATTGACACTACGTGGCGGCGCTAACTTCCTAGTTTGCTCTCCAGACGTAGCTACAATCATAGAATCCATCCCAGGCTTCACCACCAACACGGACGGCGACCAAGCCAAGTTCGCAATGGGCGTAGCCAAGGTTGGCGCTCTAAGCAACCGTTGGACAGTATACAAGAACCCATACATGACAGACAACGTTATGTTGGTAGGTTTCCGTGGAACAAACTTCCTAGAAACCGGCGCTGTTTACGCTCCATACATCCCACTAATCCAAACACCATTGGTATACGATCCAGTCAACTTTACACCACGTCGTGGCGTAATGACACGTTATGCCAAGAAGGTTTTACGTCCGGAATTTTTTGGGAAAATTGTCATCGGCAACTTGGACGAAGTATAATAGTTCATCTCTTAAACAGAGATTTTATAAAAAAGACCGCTCGAAAGGGCGGTCTTTTTTTGTTTATATATATTGCGTTTTGGTAATATTGTGATATATTTATCCATATAACTATGAATAATACGAAAAAATCCGGAGTGTACAAAATAACAAATATAGAGAGTGGAAAATTTTATATTGGTTCTTCAAAAAATATTGAAAATAGAATTGTAGATCATAAACGCGACTTGAAGAAAAACGATCATCAAAATATCATATTGCAAAGGTCGTGGAATTTACATGGGTCCGGTTCATTTACATTTGAAACTATAGAAGAGTGTGTACCAGAAGAATGTTTGAAACGAGAACAATATTATTTAGATTTACTAAAACCATATATGGGAATAGGCTACAATATAAACACATGTGCAAACGGGGGTGACTCTTTCACATACCATCCAAACAAAGAAGCTATGCGAGAAAAAAATAGATTGCTATCAACCGGCGAAAATAACCCTATGTTTGGTAGAACTCACAACGATTCTACAAAAGCCGAAATGAAAAACAAAGCTAAAGGCCGTTTCTCGCTTGAATGGTTTATAGAAAGAAACGGTGAAGAAATTGGAACACAGAAATATCAAGAACGTCGTAAGATGCTTGCTGCTCGTAAAATAAATTATAAATACGACAACGGACTAAAAGGAAAGTCGCGTGTTGTAGAATCTACCAGAGGAAATAGTGTAAGTCGTGGCAGAAATGCACTCAAAGGTAGAAAAGAAGAATTTTTGGTTGATATATCCAACCAAGAAATGTCTAGTAAACAGATTGCCGACAAGTATGGAATATCCGTCGCGGCAGTAAAGTATCATCGTAAAAAAGCCAGAGCAATAACATAACTTTGACAGTAATAAACAATATTTATATCTATAACATTTATGAAAAAAACACAATATCGTTTCGCTAGTTTGTTTATATTATTAGCCGCTATCTCTATCGCTAATCCGATTGATGACAAAGCAAGCTCTTTTGTTTATAACGGAGCGCCAATTAGTAAAA